CTTTATTTAGTAATGGAGTAACTAATGTCGATATAGCATCCGGTCTGGTGCAAGGAGGATTTTTGGATATGGCGGCAACTGGAACAACAATCATGTCTGGCATCAAAATGACTTGGAAACCCCAGATACCAAATATGTCGGCAATAGGAACAATTCAAAACTCTGGGTTCATAGCATGGGATTCACAACTGGTTGACGATGCAATCTGGACAACACAAACGGTAAGCTGATATGGCAACAACTACAAACTTTGCACTGGAAACTCCTACTCCGGGTGGTTATCGAAACACATGGGGTGGAACCTTAAATACAACTGTGACCAAGCTCGATGAACTGGTTGCACTTGCAATGCCTTTAGGTACGATCCAGATGTATCCCATTGCAACTGCACCTGTTGCCACCACAAACGGAGGAACATGGCTCCTGTGCAACGGAGCATCACTTTCAAGAGTAACTTATGGTACATTATTTACCTTGATTGGCACTACATACGGCAATGTCGATGGCAATACATTTAACCTTCCAGACATGAGAACAAGAGTACCACTTGGTTATTCTGCTTCAACTCTTGGTTCAGGGGATGCTCAGAGGACACCAAAAGCCATTGCTGCTTCTGGTGGTGAAGAATCACACACACTCACAGAAGCAGAACTTAGAGGACATTCTCACGTTATTCCAAACACCACTCACGTTCATGCTTTCACTACAGGAAACTCTGCAACCACAATTACAGAAACAAACCTTGCAAAATCGAATGTTGTCCTGAATGACCATTCTCACAATTATGCTCGTGTTTCTGATTGGAACGCTGATGGGACAGGAGGTTCTGGAGGAACGCAAAATATGTCTATTCCTAATGCTAGACTTGATACACCCGGTAGTACAGACACGAAAACAGGAGCGTCTTTACTCAATGAAGATGGAGCATCAAACAACGGACACAAGCACACCTTGACTGACAATGGACACACCCATACTGGTACTACTGATGCTTCTTTGATTGGTATAACAGCAACGAATGTTACAGGTACAGCAGGGGGGGCACAACATGAGAACATACCTCCTTATTTGGTACTTAATTACATAATCCTAGCAAAACACCCAACCTTCTGAGCCTATGAGTACAATAACCTATGCAGTCACAGTAGCATCAGCAAAGTTCTTAATTGATGCATCCGGCCCGACAACAAAACTCACGTTTCGTGATGGAGATACATATATATTCGATCAGTCCGATTCTTCCAATGCTGGACACATATTGCAGTTCAGTGCAACATCGAATAACTCAGGAGCATCAGAGTACACAACTGGAGTAACAAAGACCGGAACAGCAGGACAAGCTGGAGCAAAGACCACGATAGTAACTTCTGGGTCAACTACAGATACACTTTATTACTACTCTTCTGGAGGTGGCACATACGGATCGGAATTTAGCAACTCAGGATATGTTGAATCAACTGCATTTAATATTTTAAAGCCCAAAGTGGGAGATGAGTCAAGTCTGGAAAAATGGGGGCCGATGGTAAACCACTCAGTCGATCAAATAGATCAGGCAATAACTGCTGCCAACGCTGGAGGTGTTGCAATGGCAATAGCTTTAGGCATTGTACTAACACCGTTAATAGGATAACACTATGGCAAATACATTTAAGAATAGAACACTACGACAAGTCGGCACAAGTCCGGTAGATGTTGGTGCAGTTGTGGCTGCCAGCACCCAGACAACTCTCATAGGAATGACATTAGCAAATGTAACCTCTGGAGTAATATCGGTGACTGCAACCCTGCATGATGGAAGTAATACAACTCACATTGTCAAGGATGCACCGATCCCCACGGGGGGAAGTTTGGTGGTCTTGGGGGGTGACCAAAAAGTCGTGTTAATGACCGGAGACAAAATAATAGTAACCTCAAACACAGCATCCTCATGTGATGTGATAATGAGTTTCTTGGAGATAACGTAATATGGCATATCTTGGTAGAAAAGGAGCATCAGCCGCTTTAACATCGGCAGACATACCGGACAATTCGATAACGGCTGCCAAAATTAGTCCAGACACAATAGTTGCGGCAGACCTAGCACCAGATTCAGTAGACAGTTCTGAGTTGGTGGATGGAAGTATTGATACATCACATATTGGTGATGACCAAGTTACTGCTGATAAGTTAGCTAACTCAATTAATACTGCTATTGCGGCTAATACAGCTAAAGTATCTTTTACTCCAGATGCCGCACAAGTATTTAATGATACTGGTGCAGATGTAGATTTTAGGGTAGAAGCAAGTGGGC